GTTAAGGATCATGTCCCACAGAACGCTATCAGTAAAAAGAATAGCGGAAGGTCATGGCTGTACGGCTACAATGAGCAGTACGACATGGTGGTCATATCTAGGACCGGACAGATTGGAGAGATAGTCAACATACAGGGGCTGAATGTGGCACTGCCTCTAGCCCCTAAGGAGTGCTATCAAAGAAGCAAGACTTCTTCGATGCAGTACTGGGAGAGAGAGGACCTGCCAAAGGAACTGCTAAAGATACAGTCAATCTTCCACTGGAACGAGATGCCATCTGAGTTTAAGGACAGGTGGGTAGACTACATTGAGGGTGAGTTTAACAGGCGTGAGGAAGGCATGTGGTTCATGAATAATGGAACACCTACCTACATTACTGGAGCCCACTACATGTACCTACAATGGTCTAGTATTGACGTGGGATACGCAGACTATCGTGAGGCTAACCGAATATTCTTTATCTTCTGGGAAGCATGTAGAGCAGATGCTAGATCATTCGGTATGATATACCTAAAGATTAGACGCTCAGGGTTCTCGTTCATGTCATCCTCAGAGTGCGTCAACATAGCAACGCTTGCTCGTGACTCTCGTGTTGGTATCCTATCAAAGACTGGTGCTGATGCTAAGAAGATGTTCACCGATAAGGTGGTGCCAATAAACAGCAGGCTACCATTCTTCTTCCGTCCAATTATGGACGGCATGGACAAGCCGAAGACTGAGTTGGCGTATCGTGTACCAGCATCAAAGATTACAAAGAAGAACATGGCCAATGCCTCTGACAGTGAGGTGATTGGTTTGGATACCACCATTGACTGGAAGAACACTGAGGAGAACTCATACGATGGTGAGAAGTTACTATTCTTGGCTCATGACGAATCTGCAAAGTGGGTGAAGCCCAACAACATACAGAACAACTGGAGAGTAACGAAGACCTGTCTTAGGGTAGGTAGTAAGATTATCGGCAAGTGCATGATGGGATCTACATCGAATGCTCTAAGCAAGGGTGGTGACAACTATAAGAAACTATATGAGGACTCAAACGTACTTCACAGAAACGCCAACGGACAGACTAAGAGTGGTCTATACGCTTTGTTTATACCGATGGAGTGGAACATGGAGGGCTTTATCGATAGGTATGGTATGCCTGTGGTTCGAAAGCCTACTGCTCCTATTCTTGGTGTTGATGGGCAGATGATTAAGAACGGTGCGGTGGACTACTGGGAGGCTGAGGTGGAGTCATTAAAGAATGACGCTGATGCGCTCAACGAGTTCTATCGCCAGTTTCCACGTACTGAGTCACATGCGTTCCGTGACGAGAGCAAGTCATCTATCTTTAACCTTACCAAGATCTACCAGCAGATTGACTACAACGACTCAGGCATTGAGGGACAGATGGTTACACGTGGTTCGTTCCACTGGAAGGATGGTATAAAGGATAGCAAGGTGATATGGACACCTGACCAGAGGGGTCGATTTATAATTAGTTGGGTACCACCTACACACATGCAGAACAATGTCCAAATAAGGAACGGCATTAAGTATCCGGGCAATGAGCACCTAGGATCATTTGGGTGTGACCCCTATGATATCTCGGCTGTAGTTGGTGGACGTGGATCTAATGGTGCGTTGCATGGTATGACTAAGTACCACATGGATGATGCCCCTGCGAATCAGTTCTTCTTAGAGTACATAGCAAGACCGCAGACTGCGGAGATATTCTTTGAGGAGGTGCTGATGGCATGCGTGTTCTATGGCATGCCTATGCTTGCGGAGAATAACAAGGCACGTATACTATACCACTTTAAGAATAGGGGCTACAGAGCGTTCTCATTGAACAGACCTGACCGTACGCTAAATAAGTTGAGCAAGACTGAGCGTGAACTAGGTGGCATACCTAACTCTTCGGAGGAGGTGAAGCAGTCACATGCCTCTGCGATTGAGTCGTACATTGAGAAGTTTGTGGGGTTTGACCTAGCAGGAAGTTACAGGTCATCGGATGAAATAGGCACGATGCCGTTCACTAGGACGCTTGAGGACTGGGCAAAGTTTGACATTAATGATAGAACTAAGCACGATGCATCAATCAGTTCAGGCTTAGCTATAATGGCAAATCAAAAACACGTATATTTACCGGAGAAAAAAGAGTCGAAAATTAGTGTTAATTTCGCAAAGTACGCTAACACTGGAAATCAAAGTCAAATTATTAGATAATGGCATGCGTCTATAGGCACATAAGAACGGACTTGAATATTCCTTTTTACATAGGGATAGGCAAAGAAGTCGCTAGAGCATACTGTAAGGTTAATAGAAACCAGCATTGGAAGAATATAGTTGGGAAGACCAGTTACGATGTTCACATTCTTTTTGACGATGTAAGCTACGAGTTTGCAAAAGAGAAAGAAAAAGAGTTTATTGAACTCTATAAAAGAAAAGAAGATGGAGGAATCCTTTGTAACATCACCAAAGGTGGTGATGGAGTCCTTGGAATAAGACATACTGAGGAAGCCAGAAAGAAAATGGGAGAGCCAAACAAAGGCAAGACCATATCAGATTGGCATAGACAGAGGATATCTGAGTTTCATAAAGGGAAAAAGCACTCTGAAGAGACAAAGAAAAAAATGTCTGAAAGTAAAATAGGAAAAGGTTTGGGCGTAAAGGCTTCTGAAGAGACAAGAAAAAAAATGTCTGAGTCAGCTATAAAAGGAGAGGGACATCAGTTCTCTAAACTTAAGCAATCGGATGTATTAGAGATAAGAAGATTGAGTTCAGAAGGTATGAGTCAAAGAAAGATAGGTAAGAAGTTTAATGTTACTAAAACTGCAATTTCTCATATTCTAAAAGGGCTTACTTGGAAACACGTATAGAATGAAAGACGTAACAATAAATATCCCATCTACAGCATTCCCTAGTCAGTTTGTGCCTGACTCTGAAAAGGCTACTCCAGAGTATGGATTATTAATAGGGCAGGCAATCAGCGCGGAATGGTTCAGAAGAGAAGGAAGTTCTTGTAGATACTATAATCAATGGGGTGAGTTTAACCGACTGCGTTTGTACGCAAGAGGTGAGCAATCCGTTCAGAAATATAAGAATGAGCTAGCCATTGATGGCGACTTGTCTTATCTAAATCTTGACTGGACTCCAGTTCCTATCCTACCTAAGTTCGTTGACATTGTTGTCAATGGGATGACAGATAGACTCTTTAAGGTTAAGGCGTACGCACAGGATGCGATGTCTCAGGCTAAGAGAAGTAAGTATCAGGACATGATTGAGAGCCAGATGCTTGCTAAGGATTTGCTTCTAAAGATACAGAATGAAACTGGTGTTGATCCATTTGTGACTAACCCAGAGGAGTTGCCTCAGACTGATGAGGAACTATCACTATACATGCAGCTTAAGTATAAGCCTGCAATTGAGATTGCCGAAGAGGAGGCTATCAATACTATTTTTGATGAGAACCACTACCAAGATACACGCAAGCGTATTGACTATGACTTAGCCGTTGTAGGTATTGGCGTTGCTAAGCATGAGTTCTTGCCTGGTGCAGGGGTGCAGGTGTCCTATGTTGACCCTGCTAACGTGGTGTATAGTTACACTGAGGACCCATTCTTTAAAGACTGCTTCTACTGGGGAGAGATTAAGACTGTCCCTATGACTGAGTTGTTGAAGATTGATCCTACTCTTACTCGTGAGGACATGGATGAAATCTCAAAGTACTCTCAGAGCTGGTATGATTATTACAACACCGCTAGATTCTATGAGAACAGTTTGTTCTACAGAGATACCTGTACGTTGATGTACTTCAATTATAAGACCACCAAGAAGATGGTCTATAAGAAGAAGATTCTTGAGAACGGATCTACTAGAGTAATTGAGAAGGACGATCAGTTTAATCCTCCGCTAGAGATGATGGAGGATGGCAAGTTCGAGAAACTTGAGAAAACTATTGACGTGTGGTATGATGGCGTGATGGTGATGGGTACCAACTTCTTATTGAAGTGGCAACTATCTGAGAACATGGTAAGACCAAAGTCTTCCTCTCAGCATGCATTGCCTAACTACGTTGCAGTAGCACCACGTATGTACAAGGGTGTGATTGAGTCGTTGGTTAGAAGGATGATTCCTTTTGCTGACTTGATTCAGTTGACTCACTTAAAGTTACAGCAGGTTATTGCCCGTACAGTTCCTGATGGTGTCTTCATTGATGCTGATGGATTGAACGAGGTTGACTTGGGTACAGGTGCAGCATACAACCCTGAGGATGCGTTGAGACTATACTTCCAGACTGGTAGTGTTATCGGACGTAGTTATACTCAGGATGGTGAGTTCAATAATGCTAGGGTTCCTATCCAGCAGTTGACATCCAACTCAGGTGCTGCTAAGACTCAGATGCTTATTGCAAACTACAACCACTACCTAGACATGATTCGGTCTGTGACTGGTCTGAACGAGGCAAGGGATGGTTCTACTCCTGATCCAAATGCATTGGTTGGTGTACAGAAACTAGCGGCACTTAACTCAAATACTGCTACTAGACACATCCTTGAGAGTGGTCTATTTATCTATCGCTCACTTGCTGAGGCACTTACGTATCGTGTGGCTGACATCTTGCAGTACGCTGACTTTAAGGATGACTTCGCTAACAAGATTGGAAAGTACAATGTGTCTATCTTGAATGACATCAAGGATTTGTACATCTACGACTTTGGTATCTTCATTGAGATTTCTCCAGACGAGGAGCAGAAGGCACAACTTGAGCAGAACATTCAGGTGGCATTGGCTAAGGGTGACATCAACCTTGAGGATGCTATTGACATCAGAGAGATTAAGAACCTCAAACTTGCGAACCAGTTACTGAAACTAAAGAGAGTTAAGAAGCAGGAGCGTGAGGATAAGATGGCCATGCAGAAGCAGGAGATGATGGCTATGCAGCAGATGCAGTCTCAGGAGTTAGCGGCACAGACTGCTATGCAACAGATTCAGTTGGAGGCCCAGGCTAAGATGCAGTTCAAGCAGGCAGAGGTGGCGTTCGATATTGAGAAGTTGAAGGCTGAGGCTGAGATGAAGCGAATGTTGATGGCTGAGGAATTTAGTTACAGCATGCAGTTAGCAGGTGTAAAAGAAACCTCTCTTGCTGATCGTGAGAAGATGAAGGAAGATTCTAAGGCTAAGAGAATCAGCCAGCAGAACACTGAGCAATCTAAACTCATAAACCAAAGAAAGAATAACCTACCTCCAATGAGTTTTGAATCTAACGAGGATACGCTGGATGGGTTTGACTTGGCAGAGTTTGAGCCACGATAAAAAAAAATCTATAAATTTGTAAACATAAAATTTAATTAAATGGAAATCAAAGTAAGATCACTAGATGCAGTTGAGCCAAAGAGTATGCAGCAAGTTGAGCAAGAGTTGCTCGAAAAGCATGAAAAGGAAATCAACGGTGAAGTACAAGTTGGCTTGGATACTTCTGCTATTGACAATGCAGTTGAGAATGTACAGCCTGAAGAAGAGGAATTATCTGAAGAGAAAGTTCTTTCATATATTGGTAAGAGATACAACAAGCAGATAAACTCATTTGATGAGTTGATGGACCAGAGACAGAGCAATGAAGAGTTGCCTGAGGATGTCGCTGCTTATTTGAATTATAAGAAGGAGACTGGGCGTGGCTTCGATGACTTCGTGAAACTCAAGAAGGATTACGATGCCATGGACCCAGACACCTTGCTTAGAGAGTATCTTGCAGATACGCAGAAGAACCTTGACGCTGATGATATCGATGTCTTAATGGAGGAGTATACCTTCGATGAGGACTTGGATGAGGAGTCAAGCATTAAGCGTACAAAGATTGCAAGAAAGAAGGCTATTGCCGAGGCGAAGAATTACTTCAACTCACAGAAAGAGAAATATAAGTTCCCGCTTGAGTCAAGTGGAATGGGCTTATCTCAGGAGGAGAAGGAGGAGTTTGAAGCCTATCGTCAATATACAAAACAGTCAAAGACTGTACAGGAGGAGAATGATCGGAAGCGTAGATGGTTCGACCAAAAGACAGATGAGGTCTTTAGTAAAGACTTTAAAGGATTTGAGTTCGATGTCAACGAAAGAAAGATTGTATTTGCTCCGGCATCGGCTGCTGAACTAAAGTCAATTCAGTCTAGTCCAATGAACTTTGTTAATAAGTTTTTGGATGACAGTGGGTTAGTTAAGGATGCGGCTGGATACCATAGGTCTTTGTCTATCGCTATGAATCCTGAGAAGTTCGCCAAGTTCTTTTATGAGCAAGGTCAGGCTGATGCTACTGATGACGTTTTACGTAAGACCAAAAATATAAATATGTCTGAGCGTAGGGCTCCAGAGGTTGCTACTAAGGGAGGAATGCAGGTGAAGGCGGTTGCTCCAGATTCCGGAAGGGGTCTAAAAATCCGCAGTATTAAAAAAATGTAACAACTAAAAAACAAAAAAGAAAATGCCAGTTTTATCAAGCCCGGGATTTCAGTTGCAGCCAAGTGCTGAGCAGGTCCCATTATCAACTAACTACATTACCAACTTTGACTTCTTGAACCAGTATCTTCCTGATACTTACGAGAAAGAATTCGAGCGTTATGGTAACAGAACAGTAGCTTCATTCCTTAGAATGGTAGGTGCTGAGATGCCATCCAACTCTGATATGATCAAGTGGGCTGAGCAAGGTCGTTTGCATACCAAATATGTAAACTGTGATTCGTCTGCTGCTGCTGCCGCTGACACCGCTACTATCACTGTGAACGATTCTAACGTAAGTGGAATTGCAATCCGTGTTGGTCAAACAGTATTTATTTCTGACAACGCGACTGGCCTTTCTAACAAGGGTATCGTTACTGCTGTAAACACTACTGCTGATACTTTTGATGTGGCTTACTACGAAGGTGGTGGACAGACTTTCTCTGGAACTGCTGTTCTTTCTGTATGGATCTATGGTTCTGAGTTTAAGAAAGGTACCAATGGAATGATCGGTTCTTTGGAAGCTGAAGACGAAATCTTCGATAACTCTCCAATCATCATCAAGGACAAGTACGCAGTATCTGGTTCTGACATGGCTCAGATTGGATGGGTAGAAGTAACTACTGAGAACGGTGCTACTGGTTACCTTTGGTATTTGAAGTCTGAGCACGAGACTCGTCTACGTTTCGAGGACTACCTTGAGACTGCAATGATTGAAGCAGTTCCTGC